CTCGCCCAGCCCGATGCTGTCGTGGGTGAAGACATAGATGACCGGCAGCTCCATCAGCGCGGCCAGGCGAATGGCCGGGCGCATGTAGTCGGAGAAGACCAGGAAGGTGCCGCCGTAGGGAATGACGCCGCCGTGCAGCGCCAGGCCGTTCATGATGGCGCCCATCGCGTGTTCGCGGACGCCGTAATGGATGTTACGCCCGCCGAACTGGCCGGGTTCGATCCACGGGATGCCCTTGAGCTCGGTGTTGTTGGAGGGCGTCAGGTCGGCCGAGCCGCCGATCAGCGTGGGCAGGGCGGGTGCGATGGCGTTGAGCACCTTGCCGGAGGCGACGCGGGTGGCCTCGCCGCCGTCGGCGGCGCTGAAGGTCGGCATGGCGGCATCCCAGCCGGCGGGCAGTTCGCCCGACCAGACCTGTCGCCACAGCGCCGCCAGGTCGGGATGCGCGGCGGCGTAGCGGTCGAAGCGCTGTTGCCATTCGGCCTGCAGCTGCTGGCCGGCGGCGACGGCGCGGCGAAAGTGATTGAGCGCGGCGTCGGGCACGTAGAACTGGGCATCCGCCGGCCAACCCAGGTTCTCTTTGGTCAGGCGAACTTCCTCGGCGCCGAGCGGCTCGCCGTGCACCTTGGCGGTGTCCTGGCGGTTGGGGCTGCCGTAGCCGATGTGCGTCCGACAGCAGATGATGGAGGGTCGTTCGGTCTCGGCCTGCGCGGCACGGATGGCGGCGGCGACGGCAGCGCGATCGTGGCCGTCCACCTGCTGCACGTGCCAGTGATAGGCGGCGAAGCGCGCGGCGCGGTCCTCGGTGAAGGCGAGGTCGGTCGGCCCGTCAATGGAGATGTGGTTGTCGTCATAGAGCGCGATCAGCTTGCCCAGCCGCAGGTGGCCGGCCAGCGAGGCCGCCTCGTGCGTGATGCCCTCCATCATGTCGCCGTCGCCCAGCATCACGTAGGTGTAGTGATCCACCAGCGTATGGCCGGGGCGGTTGAACAGGGTCGCCAGGAAGCGCTCCGCCAGCGCCATGCCGACGGCGTTGGCGAAGCCCTGGCCGAGCGGGCCGGTGGTCGTCTCGACGCCCGGCGTCAGCCCGTACTCGGGGTGGCCGGGCGTGCGGCTGCCCCACTGGCGGAAGCGCTTGAGCTCCTCCAGCGGCAGGTCATAGCCGGTCAGATGCAACAGGCTGTAGATGAGCATCGAGCCGTGACCGCCGGAGAGGACGAATCGGTCGCGGTCAGGCCAGTCGGGGTTGGTCGGGTTGTGGCGCAGAAACTGCGTCCACAACACGTAGGCCACGTCGGCCATGCCCATCGGCAGGCCGGGATGACCCGAGTTGGCCTGCTGGACGCCGTCAATGGCCAGCGTGCGGATGGTGTTGACGCACAGTTGATCGAGATCGTTGGACATGGTTCTACCTCGTCGTTGGGTTGTGACAGTCGCCCCGCGCGCTCCGGGCGGGGATCAGCGGGCAGGCAGACCGGCGCACATAGAAACTTCCGAAGTCGCAGCGACCCCGGAAGCCTCAGCACTGAGAAATGGACAGGATTTCCAGGATTGACGGCGCGGATAGAGAATGCAGCCTGTCAATCCTGTCAGACAGTGTGTCGAGTCTGTCGTCTGACGGCTAAACTGGGAGCAGGATGAGAACCCCATGCTGTGCGTGCGAGACCGTGTCGGTCCCATCCTGGCTACCGTTTAGGGCGCATTGTACCACGCCGCGCCGCGCCGGGCAACTTACCTCCCTGCCCGTGCAATGTCGGTTATGGTAGACTGATAGTTAGAACATACGTTCTATTTCGTGCCAGCGAACGCCTGGCCAGGGGCGCAGGCAGCTGAACCGGACCATGCCGACATGACGAGTCATCGCCAATGACCGAACTCAAGGCTACCCTCCTCATCCTACTCGCAGCCGCCTACACCCTCATCATCATCGGAGCATCCTATGCCATCCGACACTACCACCACCACCGCTTCGCCAACTAAACGCGGCGCCCCTAAAGGCAACCAAAACCGCCGCACTCACGGCGCCTACACTAAACCAACTACCCCACTCACCTCCATCGAGGACGTCATCAACGACGCCCTCCGCCGCCAATCCGAACTCACCAACTACATCGACGCCCACGCGTGTGAGATGACCACCGATGACCTGGTCAAACTCTTCACACTCCACGGCCAGAACGCCTCCCGCCTCGGCCGCCTCCTGCGCGACGCACGCGCCCTATCAGGCAAATCCGCCGATAGCCTCCTCGACGCTATCGGCACCGCACTCGACGAAATCAATACCCAACTCGGTACCCAACTGTGACCACCGGACGTGACCGCTTCACCGCAGCCATCCGCAAACTGGCCACACCACCCAGACCCGATATGCCCAAACCAGGCAGCCCCTGGGAAGCCTGGGCCGAATACCGCCTATCCCAACTCGAAACCTGGCAAACCTGGATCGTCAGACTCCTGCTCGGATCTCTCGCCGTCCAGGTCGGACTCAAACTACTCGACCTCATCAAATGATGATCAGTAAACTCAAAGCCATCCTACTCTCCATCCAACTCTTCTCGGCGCTCATCATCCAGACGCCTCTCCGACCCTACCAGGTCGAACCCGCCAACGCCGTCATTGATAGCTGCCTCCATAACAAAGGCCTCGAATTCCTCTGGATCTTCCCACGCCAGTCCGGCAAAGACGAAACCATCGCCCAACTCGAGGTCTTCTTGCTCACCCTCTTCCAACGCTGCGACGCCAACATCGTCCACGTCTACCCAACCCAGCAACAGATCACCACCGGCCTCACACGCCTCATCCGCCGACTCGATAACCCAATGACCGCCCACCACTACCGACAACATCACCAACCCACCCGCGTCACCCTCGGCCGCGCCGCCTGCACCTTCTTCTCAGGCCACCCACAGGCCCGCGCCGAAGGCGCCACCGCCAACCTGCTGCTCATCATCAACGAAACTCAAGACCAGGACGAAACCATCATCGAACGCCGCTTCATCCCTATGCGCGCCTCCACCAACGCCACCGCACTCTTCGTCGGCACCGTCAGAACCACCACCGACTACCTCTGGCGCACCCGCCAGCGACTCGAACAACTCACCACCCACGACGGCATCCAACGCGTCTACGCCATCACACCCGACCACGTCGGCCGCGATAACCCACACTACGCCGCCTTCGTCCAAAGCCAGATCCAACTCAAAGGCCGCCACCACCCATCCATCAAAACCGAACTCTTCTGCGAACCACTCGATACCAACGCCGGCCTCTTCCCACCCCGCCGCATCGCCCTCATGACCGGCTCCCACCAACGCCAACGATCTCCCCTCCCCCTCCAGGGGGAGGGGCCGGGGGCGGGGGTCTACATCGCCACCCTCGACGTCGCCGGCCAGGACGAAGCCGCCACCGAAGGCATCTTCACCACCCTCCAAAACCCCACCCGCGACTACACCGTCTGCACCATCTTCGAGGCAACACCAGGAGACCTGGGCCCAACCTACAAGGCCGTTGACCTGTTCATTGACCAGGGCTCACGCCACTTCCAGACCACACCCGGCCAACCACCACTCTTCGAACGCCTACTCGCCTACCTCAACCACTGGCAACCCATCGCCCTCATCGCCGACGCCTCAGGCGTCGGCCAGGGCATCACCGACGCACTCATCAAAGCCTGGCCACGCCAGATCATCCCATTCGACTTCGCCAAATGCCACAACAAAGCCCAACTCGGCAACAACTTCATCGCACTCATCGAAACCGGCCGCTTCAAATACTGGAACCCGGAACTCCCCCTCTCCACGGAGTGGAGAGGGGGCAGGGGGGGTGAGGTTCATCAGACCGACGGGCCCGACCTCGACGCCTGGCACTTCTTCGAACAATGCCGCTTCTGCGCCTACGAACTCGCCGCAGGCCTGCCCATCGAACGCGGACTCAAATGGGGAGTCAGCCCACACGCCACCACCACCACACCAGACGGCCACACCATCCACGTCCACGACGACCGACTCCTCTCCGCCGCACTCATCGCCGAGGCCGACCGCCTCCACCGCGAAGGCAAACTCTTCCTCGGCACCACCCAATCCGCCGTCATCAAACGCTCACTCCAGGGGGGAAACTGGTCATGAACACCCAACTCACTATCCCTATCCCTATCCCTATCCCTATCCCTATCCCTACTCACTCCTCACTCCTCACTCCTCACTCCTCCCACCCATGATCGTCTACGAACAATGGCACACCGCCGGCGATCTCCGCGTATGCAAACGCTGCCGCGAACTACACGGCACAATCTGGCCCACAGGCCAGGGACCAAAACCACCCCTGCACTGGAACTGCCGCTGCTACCGCAAATTCCATCACACCGTCATCCTGCCTTCCGACACCAACCCATCCCAACCCGGCAGCAGCAACAACCACAGCCATCCCAGTCCCAGTCCCTATCCCCATCCCTATCCCAGTCCCTATCCCTATCCCCATCCCTATCCCAGTCCCTATCCCTATCCCCATCCCTATCCCTATCCCTATCCCTCCCCCTCCCCCGACCTCTGGGAATGGCTCACCTGGCTCGCCATCATCACCAAGCTCGTAGACACCCTCATCCTCTGGGAAGACATCATCTATCCACCCTACCAGGACCAACAGGCAACACAATCATGAGCCTACTAACTACCATCCTCGCGTCTTTGCACCTTGGCGACTTTGCGTTCAAACGAACCACCAAACTCGCCATCAGCCGGCCCGTGGACGACGACGGCCCATTCTGGAACCTCATCCCCGCCCCCAACTCACCCTGGCCATCCGGCGGCCCCGCCGACCGCAACTGGCAAGACCTCGCCACCGACATGGACGACGCCCTCGAAGCCTGGCGCAAAAACTTCCTCATCCGCCAGATCGTCCGCCTCACCACCGCCTACGTCGTCGGCGACGGCATCACCATCACCGCCAAACAACCCCCCGCCGCCAAATTCGCATCCGACTTCTGGTCACACACCCAGAACCACATCCATACCCGCCTCCCAGACTGGTGCGACGAACTCACCCGCTCCGGCGAACTCTTCATCGCCCTCTTCCCAAACCCCCTCGACGGCATGTCCTACGTCCGCACCATCCCCGCCCGCCAGATCGTCGCCGTCGAAACCACACCCAACGACTACGAAACCGAAACCTCCTACCTCGAATACACACCGCTCCCTCCCCCTCCAGGGGGAGGGCAGGGGTGGGGGGCCACCGACACACCCCCCTTCACCCGCCGCTGGTACGCACCCGCCTACGCCTCGCCAGACGCACCCTGCCTCCTCCACTTCACCATCAACAAACCCATCGGCGCCACCAGAGGCGAATCCGACCTCACGCCCATCCTCCCCTGGGCCCTCCGCTACACCTCCTGGCTCAAAGACCGCGTCCGCTTCAACAACATCCGCACCGACCTCGCCGCCGCCTGGATCAAAGTCGCCGACGAAACCGCCGTCCAACGCAAACGCCTCGAATACCAGGCCAACCCACCCACCGGCGGCAACATCTTCATCACCGGCCCCGGCGAAGAACTCTCCTTCCCCGCCGCCAACATCGACGCCGGCGACGCCACCCCGGACGGCCACGCCCTCAGACTCGCCGTCGCCGCCGGCGCCAACATCCCACTCCACTTCCTCGCCGAAGGCTCAAGCGCCACACGCACCACCGCCGCCGAAATGGGCGACCCAACCCGCAGACACTACCGCATGCGCCAACTCACCTTCGCCAACATCCTCACCACCCTCACCCACCACGCCTACATCCGCCGCCACGCCATCCTCGGCACACGCCCCCCAAGGGCCACCTTCATCGCCGACATGCCAGACGTCTCCCGCGAGGACAACACCGCCCTCGCCACAGCCGCCAAAACCATCGTCGAGGCATTCGCCATCATGCACCAGAACGGATGGATCGATGACCGCACCGCCATCACCCTCGCCTTCAAATTCGCCGGCGAAATCCTCGACCCAGAAACCATCGACACCATCCTCACAGCCAACACACACACCTCACCCCCTAACCCCCTCTCCGCAAGCGGAGAGGGGGCAGGGGGGTGAGGTAGAAAGGACACCACCCGTGAAAACCTGGATCAAACTCCACACCGAAATCATAGACGACCCAAAACTCGGCCGCCTCTCCTTCGCCGACAAAGGCCTCTGGCTCTACCTCATCGCACTCGCCGGCAAACTCGATCACCGCGACCCCAACGGCAACCTCACCGGCCAACTCGGCACACTCGACGACATCGCCTGGCTACTCCGCACAACCCCCGACGAAATCCAACCCGGCATCGAACGCATGCTCAATGCCAACATGCTCCACTACGATGACAACGACATCCTCTACGTCACCCACTTCGCCCAACGCCAGGCCAACGACACAGACGCCGAACGCGCACGCAACTACCGCGCCTCACGCAGCCATCACACCACCGTCACGCAACCGTCACGCAGCCGTCACGCAGCCGTCACGCAGCCGTCACACGACCGTCACCATATAGAATCAGAATCAGAAACAGAATCAGAAACAGAGACAGAAACAGACACAGAACAGAACAACAGCAGAACACACACCCCGCGCGCGCGTAACGCACGCGCACGCATCGCTGCTGTTGCTGCTGCTCGCTCTGTTTCTGCTGCTGCCGCTGCTACCAACCCCCCCTCTCCCTCCTGGCAGAGAGAGTCGGGAGCCCTGGGAGCGCCGAGCCCCAGCTCGGCACACCCCTCTCCCCCTGGGAGAGGGGCCGGGGGTGAGGGCTTGCACAGAGCGGCCGGGGGTGAGGGCAATCACCCCGACCCAGACAACCCCATCGCCACCACCCACACCGAAATCACACGCGCCACAAACGCCCTCACCAACCTCGGCATCGAACCCACCACCACCCACCGCCTCGTCACCACCAAACCCTACGCCCACATCATCGGCTGGACCAACTACGCCACCAACCAACCCGGCCTCCAAAACCCCGCCGGCTACGTCATCAAAATGCTCAACTCAGGCACACCACCACCACCCGAACAACGCAAAACCTGGTTCACACCCGAAGAAGAACAACTCTACTTCGGCGTCAAACAACCCCAAACTTGCCCAACCTGCAACAACGACTAACATTAGCACAAATGTTCCAGCGACATAACGAGGCCACCATGCCAGACAAAGAACCAGCCGCAACCCTCACCACACTCAGCATCCAACCCGCCGACAAACCCCGCGAATACCGCGTCACACTCATCACCGCCGGCCGCGTCAAAAACCGCGACCAGTCCCTCGCCGACTGGGAAATCACCCCAAACGCCATCATGCACGCCGCACCCCTCGCCAACGGCCGCGCCGTCTTCCTCGACCACGCCGGCTCAGGCCCACACCCAGAACCACCCTCCATCCGCAACCTCATCGGCATCACCACCAACGTCACCTTCAACCCACACCGCCTCTCCCTCGAAGGCACCATCCGCCTCTACGACCGCGACGACACCCGCTGGGTCCAACAACTCCTCGACCAGATCACCACCGACCAGACCACAGGCCAACCCACACCCGACATCGGCCTCTCACTCGTCTTCTTCGGTCACCACACATTCACCCAGCAGAAAGGAGAACCCACCACCACCCGCATCACCGACCGAATCG